CGATCAGCTCGTAATTCTTTTTCTCTAACGCTTGGATGCTGTTCTTGAGTGCATCCAGCTCGGCATTGTTTGGAGCTGCGGGAGACGTAATCTCCTGATTCTGCTCTTCAGACATTGATAACCCGTAAGGTTAATTTCACGCTCACTGTAACTGGCTCAAGACCACTTCACCCGATTCGCCCAGTATGCGGCAGATGTTTTGCCCTTAGCGATGTTCTTCGCGTGGCGTTTCTTGAATGACGCCCGCTTAGCTTTGTCCGCAGCACTCTCACCTTTGCGCGGACGTTTCGTGTCAGCACCCTGCGCACCGAACCGAATGAGCCTCGGTTTGCCGTCTTGGCTAATGACGACAGCGTGAGACTTGCCGCTCGGATGGTTCGGCGTACGAATGGGCTTGTCATACCCCGCAAACGTATGGCCACCGCGTTTGATGCTCATCGCTTTTTGTTGTAGCGAGCGTAAATTGCAGCATCAGCCGTGCGCGCCTTGTCGCCTCGCATGTAGCTGTTAACCCGACCCATGGCCCAAGCCGCCATCGGCACATTCCGCGATCCGCTGGACAGGTAAGCACCTTGACCCTTGCGATACACCGCAGCCAGCTCGCCGTAAAAGAACTTGGACTTCTCAGCCTTTTCTTTTAGAGACTTTTTTGTTGCGGCGCTTAGTGGTTTTCTTTTTGGTGCCACCTTGCTTGGTCCTCGATGCGGAAACAGCTTTGATGTCGATGAACTCACCAGCTTTGTAGGCCTCGGCGGTTCGTTTGATCTCACGGGCCTTGGCAGCGCGGTTCTTCGCACCTGACAGGTACTTCTTAGGCAGGCCAGTGGCCTTGTCCTTTGGAACGCGGCGCTGCTTACGTGCCATTACTTCTTCTTGCCGCCTTTCTTCTTTTTCTTCTTAGGGGGACGGCCCATCTTGGAGCCGTACGTACCGGGTCCGCTAGGCATCAGTTGGCCTCCGAAGGTGATTCCTTTTTAGCGGACTTTTTCTTGGCCGTCGCTTTGGGCTTGGCCTCAGCGCCCTGCGCCGTGAACTTGTACTTAGCGTGAAGAGTCATAAGGGGTAGCGACGCTTGAGCTGTTCCAAGGTTAGCTCTGAGCCATCGCGGGCCACAAACTTGCGTATCGCAACTGTCGGGCCGAACTTTTCAGTCAGTCGGTTGAAGTACGGAACCTTTGATGCACCCAGCACGTCGGCTTTGACTTCCTTGGGCTGCTTATCTAGCCACTCGCCGTAAGTCTGATTGCTAGGCACAGTGTCACCGCGTCTGGCACGGGACGGGCCAAAGGCAGTGTTAGGCCTGCGCAGTTCTGTCTGTGGTGGCCGCGAAATTCCCAAGCCGCTGTTATCAATGATCGGCACAGTGGTCGAGCGGCAGTTGAAATGCTGCGGCGGTGTCGGCCCCTTGCCATAAGCAAACTCCCGCCCGTCCAAAGAACGACAGATCGGCGATGTCCTGCTGTCCAATGTCGCGACGTAGCGGTAACGTTTGGTCACGTCTTGGTTGGCCTTGTAAACCTGCTGGCTGGTTTCGTTGGCCACCTGATTGATGCTCGTCCGGATCAATGCCATCACCTGATTGTTGGCAACAGCGGTAACTTCGCCACCCGCCTGTGCAATCTGCCGCAAGCTGCCTGGCTGTCCAAAACGCAAACGACCTTTGAGCCGTCGCGCAATCTTGTCCGTTGACTCACCAGTTAACAGGCCATTGCGCACCGTCTTGGCGAACAGGTCGGCCTGTGATTCGGCCAGGCCTCTGAACGACTTCTCCAGCACCTTGCCGTTTGGCAGCGTGACGGTCGTGCCCTGAGCAGCTGTCAGGCTGAACGTCTGAGGTGCGCCGGTAACAGCAGCCTGCAGGTCATCGCTAAGTGACACCACATTGATTTCGGTCGGGTCAATGGTTGCGACGGACTGCGCAAACTGCGGACTGATCTGAATGCTGCGAATCTGCTCTCGCAGCTCAACAGGCAAGGCCCGGCGCAGCTCATTAGTCACAAACTCGCTTTGAAGTTCCGCTAATCCTTGGAGATCTTCGACAACTGCAAGCGTGCTTGTCCCTGCCCAGCCGTCTAGCGATTCTTTCAACTGACGCAAAATTGCAGACAAACGAGCTGACCTTGCTGATGCTGCCGTGGTGCTGCCTCTTCTCAAGCGAGGCTCAAGGCCTTCAGTCGGGGCGATCTCCTCAAGCTCACGCAACTGCGCGACAGCATCAAGAATCAGATCGTTGTATGTAACAGCAATCCGCTTGGCAACGCCGTTGCTAAATCGATTGAGATCGATGGCATTGCGGTACAGCTCCGATGGCGTGCTCATGAGTCATAAATGCCCAGATATTGCGGGTCATCAATACAGGCCACCGACACGTCACAGCCAGCACGCAGCGCGTTGCCGACAAGATCAGAAAACTCAGCAATGACATCTTGGTCATATAAGCCGATTGATGTTTCCGACACGCCGGAGATCTTGCCGTGTAAATACCAAGTGATACGAATGACCGCGTAAGTCTGCTCTGTCAGCTCTTGCTTTGAGAAGAACAGCAGCCGGTTGATCGGCTCTTCCGGCTTGCGCTTGCGCAGATTATCCAGCCAACTCATCTTCTGCCTCCGGCTCTGCTTCTGGCATTGTGGCCTCTGTTTCAGGGGCAGGCTCGGGCTCAGGCTGCTCCATCTCGATCAAGCCGCCGGTCTGCGTGGCCTCGATCTCCTCTTCTACGTCGAACTCATCGCCCAGCACCTCACCAGCAGACAGCTGGTTGAGCAGTGTTTCCTGTGTGATGGTGCCTGCGGTGTAGAGCTGGAGCAGTGACTGTATCTCTTGCGGCTCAAGTCGAGTGGCGAGGAAGTCGCGGTTGATAAAACTGCTGCCAGCTTGCGCCTGCTGCATGTATTGAGCATGAAAGCCCAAGCAGTTATCGATCAGGTCTTGCATCTGCTGAGCAATCACCATCATGGTGCTGTCGCCTTGGCTGCGATCGATGCGCTTGGCCTCTGCTGTCTCTGCGCTGAGCTTTTGACCCAGCACAGCGGCCAGGCCTAGCTCGTTGATCTGACTAGCGATTTGGTCAAGACGCTTGAACTGCGCGTCATAGCTGTTGCCAGAGGGTTCTATATATTCGCTCCTCGCACTTTCAGGAAGGGCCAAAGCTTCTCCAGGGCCTGCGCTGATCTCTTCTGCTGACTGCGGGAACCCATAGATGGCCAGCATCGGCACGGCGCTGATGTGCAGCTGGTTGTCAAGGTCAGATTGCACCTGATAGGCCTTCAGGTTCAGCTCAGCAATGTCTGCCAGTGGTGGCCGTGACTCAAGAACACCGACGCGGTTGGAGTAGGCAACAGCGAACGGAATCTCGCTAAGGCTGGTGCTGCCCTCATCAATCAGCACAAAGTCGCCTTTCTTGTCCTTCTGGTGAATCTCAAAAGCGCCAGGTGTTAACACCCGTACCTGCTGCACCTGTTTCTCGCCGTAGAGGCCATCGGGCACGGTGATCGACTCCATCAGCCGCAGCTGGGTTAGCTGTTGCTTGCCGTCTTTGATTTCAGACCGCCATCCCAAAATGTCGCGGGGCGTCACCGACACCCAGTAAGGCCTGCCGTTGTCGCCTGCTTTTGGCGCATCAACAAGAACACCGACGTGGCCGTAGCGGATGCACTTGCGGGCCGTTTCGTAGGTCCAGACGTTTAGATCATTGCCCTGCAGGTCAACATCAAAAAGCTGCTCAGTGACAACATCACTAACGTCTTCAAGCCGCACAGGCTTGCGGGTCAACATGCCCGCCAACATCCGTTCAAGCCTGACGTAATAAGGAGCAAGCGTTGAACGCATGAGCCTGTTGTCATAGGCCTCATCTAGCTCTCTAACTTCCTGCGGCAGATATTTTCGATGCCCTTTTCTGATTCCGTAAGTGCCCTGTAAAAGTGCTTCAATCAACAGCCAATGCGGCTCCATGTTGACGTAAGCCGTGTTCGGGCTTTCCACCGTCGTGACGTTGCCAACACGTTGGCGACCAGAAAAGCCTGAATACACAGCTAAATCCCACCCATGCGATCAGTTTAGTAAAGCCTGATTCCAGTACCACGACCAGCACGGGC